GGTCAAGGGAGTTGCGCAACTGCAATTCAACGTCCTTGAGGGCAGAGCCAACACCGCCAGCACCCTGGGAGAACGCCTTGTTTGCCTCATCCTGAATACCGCGACGGACAATCTCCATGTCCTTAATGTTGGGGGTTCGGCTGTACTCAATGTTTCCGTCTTTAAATGTAAAGAACGGGGCCTTGCCTGTTGTGGCTCGGTACAGTTCATTGATCTTAGTAGCGGCCTGTGGAGCGCGTTGTAGGGCTGCTGAGAAGGCGTCAAGCATAGGCTTATCAACTATGCCGCCCTGCTCAAACGCGGCGTCGTACATGGCTTCCTCTGCCAACTTAATGTCTGCCTCGTCCATTTTGTACTGGCGCAGGATGTTCTTGTCACCCTTGGGAGACAACCCAGCGCGCATCTGTTTTATTGCTTCATCACGCATTATGTTGGGGCGTGTAGAGAGTGCCTTGCCTATGGTGGCTGACGCAGGACCGCCTTGGGTGTACATCGCACGAACCATTGACTGCAAGGTGGCGTTCTCTGCCATGATCTCGCCCTTGGCGACCCTGTCCACGATCTCGTCAGTGGTAAGCCCTGATTCTGTGGCCATGCGTTGGATTTCAGTCTCAACGGCCTTTGCGCCACGGCCACCAATAGTGCGCCTTGTAAAGTCAATGAGTTTATTAGCCACTGCGCCGCCGCCGGTGAGAAGCACAGTCCCGACTGGGCCAGCGACTCCACCGACAGCCATGCCAGGAACAATACGCGATGATCTTTCAAAGAAGTCACCCTCTCCAGTGTTAAACCCAGTCAGCCCACCTTGTAATGCTCCAACGCCAGCGGCACGAGTTAGTAAAGAAGTAAGTGCAACTGGAGCAGCAGCGCCACCAGTCAAACTGGTTGCAGCAATTGCTGGCAATATCGCACCGCCAGCCTCATACGCGAGTGCCTCGTATGGGCTGTCTTTCCTGTAAGCCTCTAACTTTGATCTGATGTCTGCAACTGCTGTGTCGTAAGGTACACCGGCCAGTGATTGAAGATACGCCTCCAACTCATCGGAACTGCCAAACGTCAGACCCTGCGCTAAGGAACGCAGCCGTTGGCTTGGAGTCTCGCCCTGTGGTGCTTGAGGTGCTGGTGCTAGTGCAGCCTGAACTGCCTGTAGTTTTGGCAGCGGGATGGCGTTGTTATTCCCCGCCTTGAGTGCTTGCAACTCTTCGATGGTAAACGTATCAAGAACTTGTTGCAGATCATTTTGGGCCATAATTTTGCTTTCGTTGTATTGCTGCATCAATAGCATTACTCATGTTTAGGCTGCCACTAAGGTCGACTTGCGACGTATAAGGCATTACTTGGTATAGTGGAGCAACCTCATCAAATCCTTTAATCTTTGATGCGTTTGCGTAAATAAACTCATGCTCTTTTATGCGTTGGTTTGCAAGTTTTTGCATTGCCGCCATACCAGTGCGAATTTCTCCTGAAGTCATTGTCTGATCTCCTGCTGCAACGCGTTTAATCAGGGCACGTTCATTTTCAGTAATAGCACCCTGACCCTTCATTCCTGCGGCGGCAGTCAACTCAGATTGCGCAAGACCCTGAACTACTTGACGTGTGTTTTGCAGAGTCTTCTCAGCATCCGGCCCAGCAATGTTCAACTGCTTGGCAACACGTAGCATTGAAGTCCTGTAATCAGCGGCTGGCCCAAGAACAGCGGTGTCAAGGGCTGGGGCAATTATGTCAATATTGCGCAATGTGTCATTTGCTGAATTTGCAGCTTCTGTGGCTTGCTGTAATCTATTTGCTCCGGCAGTTCCAGCGCCAGATGCAAAACTGCTTGGCCCAGGTGGTAACTTCACCTCAGTTTTGGGCGCAATCTGAGAACGATAGGCTCCTAATGCCGCGGTGCCCTCTGCTCCAGTTCCACCAAGTTGGCGTCCTTGTAGGTATTCAACTGCACGAATGTCAGTTGGCATTGCCTCGTAGGGTTGTGCATCAGTAACAATTCTGCGCTGTCCTTGCTTGTTGTACTGGACAACAACAGGCTTATTCCCAATCATCAGGTTCTGTGGTGCGCCATACTCTTGAGATGCAGCAATTACGTCAGTCATTGCCTTTCCAAGTTGATCTCTTGGCAGGCTCAACATCAACGCCTTTTGCGCTTGACTCAAATTGGCAAATGGATTGTCTTGTGGTTGTCCACCTTGAGCAATCTGTAATGGCTGAATCTGTGCAGGAGTTGGAAGTTGTCCAATCATATTGGCGCGAGCCACTGTAGGACCTGCTGGCATATTTGGTACTGATAGTGCCTGGTTAGACGTTATGGGCATTCCAGCAGCTGGGCTTGCAGCAACTGGCGCTCCACCAGTCATGTCGCCCATAAGCATTTTCTGCATACCTGAAAGCATATCATTTGAACGCTTGTACTCATCCAACTTCTGCTTTGTCATGATGTTGGCGATAGCACCCTGCTGCGCTTGCTGGTAACCTTGTTGCCCAGCACCGTAAGCCTCACCCAAAGCCTGGCCAATGCCGACTGGGACTGCGCTTGGACCTGATGACTTCAATAGGGACGCGGCCAAAGCCATGATCCCCTGATTGTTCATCCGTGAGCGTTGTTCAGGGGTGAGGTACTCATCGAGTCCACTGTCTCCGCTGCCAAACATATTGGAGCCGAGAAGACCACCAAAATCAAATGCTGCCATGATTCACCTCAAGCGAAAAGACCAAGAAGACCGCCGATGCCAGCACCAACGGGTCCAAACATTTGGCCACCAGCCAATGCACCGCCCAAGGCTCCTGACGCCACATTCTTGGAGTAGGGGGTGGTGGTAGACATACCAAGGTTCGGCACATTGATTCCAAGACCACCAGTGGAGACTGCCAACTTTTCTAAACCAATGTTCCGCAATGCGTCCATCTGCTGCTGCTGCAAAGCCTGACGCGCACCGCCCAAGGCCATCACGTTCTGACCGCCTTGGATATTCTGACCTCTAGCGTATTGGGCCAGGTTAGCGGCCTGACCATAATTTTGAGAACGCATATTCGCTGACAGGTCAGCGGCTTGCTTGAGAGCGGCAGCGTTAGTGAGAGCGGCCTGTACGCCTTGACGTGAACCACCAAACGCCTTCGCGCCTGTGGCTGCCTGACGATCCCTGAGATCGGCCATCTGACGGCTTGTCTCGACATCGCCCAGGCTGCGATTGATGACATCTTCCTGGTACGGGTTCATGAAGGCGTTAATGTCTTGCCCACTGAACGGGGTCAGGGACTGGTTAACGACTTGCTGCTCGCCTGCCATGTACATCGGGTTGAAGTCAGCAAACTCACGCACTGGGAGTGCGCCTGCGACTGACTTAGCCTGACCCAAGTTTTCAAGGTACGCAGCCTTCAATTGCGGGTCGATAGCTTGTGTTTGTGTTGTAGAACCGCCTTTTGACATATTCGTATCTCCTATGCTTCGAGCAAACCGCGAAGTTTGCCCTTTGAAATTTTTCCTGCATTGATGGCATTCATCAACTCGATGCCGTACTTTCCGACGGACTTTGCGTTGATGACGAACTCGCCGTCATCCAATCCACCGTAGCCGTCATCAGGACCCATTGGGTTTGGACCGTGCAAACGATTCTTTGTGACCTTGCCGCCTTTATTGAACATACTTCCATCAATTCCTCCATCTGGTGTCATGCCATAGCCGCCGCCAACATCACTGGCTTGGGGTCCCGCATTTGGCTCACCCATACCACTACTAGATTCTCGTCCATCGTATGACTGCTGACCTTGCGCTGTTGCAGGGTCTACACTCATCGGGTTTGCTGCAATACCTGCGCCTGTTGCTGAGGTTACTCCGTAACCGCCGCTACCAACAGGGGTTCCGTAACCTCCACCGCCATAAGTTGGGTCTGCTGCAACCAATTCAGCAAGCCGTGCTTGGTTTGCTTTTGCTTCGTTAACGGTAGCGGAAGGCAGCATTGCTTGAGCAGCCATGTTCGCTAGAAAACCACCCGGCAAGAAACCGCCAAGTGCGTTACCGTAGGCATCGAGAGCCAATGCTAGGTTAGCGCCAAAAGTTGATGGTCCTCTGCCAGCCATTGGACTTTCGCTTACGAATCCGTCGTTAAAGTCTCTATCACCACCGCCAAGATTGGCGTTGGCCAACTGCTTCTGGCGTAGCAGCAACTCATCGTAGTAACTTGATGGTGCAGCCGACACTGCTGTCGGCATTACGTTGTAGCCACCCGTATAAGATGATGGTTTCATGGCCTGCTTGAGGCGCATTAACTCCATAATCAAAGAATACTTATCGCTGCCCGATATGGGACTTTGTTGACCGCCACCTAGACTCATATCAATTCCTTGCTCAAAATGAACCACCTCGGTTCGTAACCTTCGTCCTTTAAGAACGTCTTCTGCCAACCCTGACGGCCAGCAAGAGATACTCGACTGCAACCCACCAGCTTTCCCCAAGCCTCGATGTGTGGTCGCATCTGCTTGAGTTCATCTAGGTCGCCGCCAGCAAGGAAGAAGTGCAAGTCCTTGAGTTGCGGGTAGACAATGATCTCAGTAATCACTGCGGATTGAGTGCCAGGCCAGAACTGAAATCTGTTGCTTGCCACGCCTTCCGCAATATCCTCAATTGTGTGTGTCCCTCCTGAGTATTCTAAAGCCGCTTCGATGTGTTTGCGCAGCGCCCCAAAATCCTCCATCAGCGTTTACCTGCCGCTGCCGTCTCCAACCGCATAACGCCCACACGCCAATCCTCCAAAACATTACCTGTAACTTTCATCTTGACTGATCGCCCCGAAAACCTTGCGTCGGTAGGCGCGTTGGCAGAGTACGGCCCGTAGGTGCTTTCCGCTGACGTTGGGTACATTCTTGCGGTAAACGATATGGCCACCTCGCCCAGTGTCTGCTCGTCGGGTATGACGGACTTAACGTGCATGATGTTGTCGCCGTTGCCAATTTCAATCGGCCCTGATGTCGCGTAAGGGTTGACAGAGTCGTAAGTAAACCCTGTCTCATGATCGTAGATGTAAGACGTTGTGCTTGCCATGATGGGGTTGGCAAATACACCCCTGTCAGTTCCCGCAGTACGCGCCATCGCACCTATTGACCAGTGACCTTCGCGGTAGTTGTACGTGACGTACCTGTCGTTCTCGTTAGACGCACCCGAAGGGTACAGCCAAGTCACCTCGCCAAACGAAGAGTTGTGTACGGCGTAGACCTTTGAGGCTTGGTTGAGATTGATGCTGCTGAAGATGAAGTCGGACACGTCGCAGTTTATGGGCTTGACAAAACCATCGTACTGCCAAAATCCTGATTTCGACATCCACATCGCCGCCGTGTCAATCGCCGCAATGGACTGCGCAGATATAACTCCGCACCCTGAGCCAGCCTTCTCAAATGAGTAAACGTAGGGCAGTCCAATGTAGTTTGCGATATGCACGTCCACATCTGTAAACAACAGGTTTACACCGCGCACACGTTTACCAGCCTTCAGCGAACCAACTGTGGCCAACTCGAAGTCACCGGCTTGATTAGTTGATGCGGCAGTCCATTGTGTGTTGTCCTCTTGGTCACACCATGCAACCTTACGGGCATTGCCTCCAGCGCCGAGCGCGAACATGATGCGCTCTGATGTGACGAGGACTGCTGCGCAGCTCGTTGGGGCGTTTGTGATAACCGCAGCGACTGTGGGCGTTGCGAAGCCCAACTGCCACTCGTAGATTTTCCCGTCAGTATCCGAGCAGGCAACCAAATACTCGCCCCATGTGTCAAGGCTCCACGTCGTTGCAGGCAGTATCGAGCCGACGTCAGGACGTGCGGTTCCGTAAGTAAAGTTTCCGTAGGTGTTGTACCCGTAGCCTGTCGCGCTCACAGCACTCGCCCGACCCGTTGTGAACCCTACTGGCGTGATGTCTTTGATGACGCTGTTTTGGCTCATCGCGTAGAGTTTGGTATGCGTACCAGCCGCCAGGTATCGGCTCCCGTCGTTCACCCTCCACGCCAGCAGTCCGCGACACATACCATTGAGTTGAGTCGCAGACCGGCTGCTCCAGCCGCCAATGGGTCGGAGGGTGTTCTCGTACCAGCGCACGAGGTTTGAGTCGTACCAACGTCCCGCAGCCTGGTACTCAGTACCGTTACGGTAAACGCCTGGGGGGATTTTGAGTGGTATGAGTGCCATAACGAGATTATGCTGTTTCTGTAGACAAATTGGAGACGAACGACATGGTGGCAATCACCGAAGGGGCTGCCGGTCTAGTCGGGGAGGTTCCAGCCGCAAAGGTTTCAATGGTCACCGCAACGTCGCTTGTCCTCCAAACGATCTGCATATAGTCATTTGCGGCTAGGTTTTGAAAGAAATTAAGGGCAACGATTCCATGAGATGGGTCGCCTGAAGACTTTCTTGCTGGCATACCAAACCTGCTGTTTGATTTGGCAATGTCTGTACCATTCTTCCTAAACCAAAGGTCAACATCTTGAGAACTGTTCGTTGTATTCTTTAATTGGATGCTGAACTGAAGGTTGTACAGTCCTGGCTGGGCCACGTTAAGTCTTGACGAGTTTGACAATGTCACCCCGTTGCTGAAGTCTGTAGTGTCAAACGTCACTGGGTAGGCTGTGGTGGTGTTTGCCGCCGTCTGATTTGTACCGTCCTGAAACGCGCCGTAGGGAATGTTGATGTATCTCCCACCCCTTGGTCCGAACAGCGCGGCAATGATGCTTGTGACGCGTTGGAAGTACCCTCCAATGTTGGCAAAGGTCTGACTAAAGTATCTCTGCTCGTACTCAGGACCAGGCGTACCCGTGTTGGGTACTGCCGGTGTCGTGATCTGACCTGTGTAGTTTGTGGCCATTATGTGAACTGTCTAGTTCCAGCCTTGTCAATGATAAGCGCATTCCCTCTGGGTTTGGCGCTTTCGGTGTTTGGGATGCTGATGTGCGTCCAGCGGTCAAACTCGCGGATGATTTGATCGAACGGTAAACCAGCAGCAATGACTGCACGGACTACTTGGTCTGGAGTCATGCCGGGTACTCGAAGGTCAGCAGCGCAGCCGTGACGATGCTGGCTAGAGTCTTTGCTACCCACTGCGTCATTGACCTGTTTACATCGGAATGCGCTGTTAATCATTACGGGTTTGCCGCCAATGGCCTCTTTGACCTGCTCCAGCAGTTGCGCCAAGCGTTGCAGGTTGCTGATTTCCTCTTGGGTCGGGGAGTTGTCAAATTCCCGATGGTCTGTGACGGTCAATTCCGCAAGTGTGAAGTGTGGGCTTAGATGCGTCATTTCTTGGCCCTCATTTCCATAATCTTCTCAAGGGTGCGACCGCCAAAATAGGCAGACATAACCAACATTCCCCATTGACCAAGCAGTTCAACATAGGATGCCTGTGCGTTGTAACCAAAGGCGCTCATCATGGCAAACACAAAATAGCCCACAAAGATAGCAACCAAGGCCATAGGTCGAATGTTTTTAGACAGCCAAGAATCGGATGACATATCCGCATCCCATCGTTCAGATACGCCAGCTTGCTCGGTTTTGTAAAGGTCAGTCTCGTTAGCCATCTTCGCCAGTTCACCGCTTTGGGCAAGTGTGGCAAGTTCAAGCTGCGCCCGTGCTTTGGCTTCGGGATCGGGAATAAGTTTGTCGATTAGCTTGCCGCCGACTGCTAGTAGTCCAGTAATATCAAACATCAGAATTTCCCTTTCATTTCGATTACACCCCAAGCCACCAGCGTAAAGATGGCTGCTGCAACAAGTATTACCAATCCCATTGTCACCGCTTCGTCTATTTCCTGCTTGCGGTTTTTAGCCGCTTTAGCGTCCAATATCTCTTGCGTCCTGCGCCGCTGCACTATGCTGTTGCGCTCCTGCACAATCTGCTGCCACAACGCTGACTGACCCTGATTGATGAAGTGCCACTTCAACTCTTCCTCGGCTTTGTTTAGCTCATGCAGTTGCATGACCGTTGACATCGCCTGACTCGTATCGCTGCTGTACTTTTTCTTAGGGTCTTTTGCCGCTGCCTTTGCTACCGTTTCCTTTGCATCAAAAAACTTCATCACGTCATTCGTGATGCCCTGCACATCCTTGCCCATTTTTATGGCAGCTTGGATACCCTTAATTGCTCCTTGAGCTACAGCAAAAGCGGTTAGGGGATCAATCATGGCGCTCTTTCTTGACTACCTCCAGAACCCAGCGGCACACCCTCCCGTCTTTGTCTAAGAATTCGTTAGCCCCATACTTCTCGCTTGGCAAAACGACACGGCACACCAGCACGATTTTTTGTTCCGTGTTGGGCCAAGGTACTTGTGCGGACGCAACATCAATCACTTGAACCCATGATTCTTTGCAAAGTCAAATATGAGGTAGGCCAGACCTGCAAGAGCAGCCCAAACTAATCCACCCAAGGTTTTCTCGATGATGGCCTGCCGCAACTTAATTGACTGCTCCTGCCTTTCTATTGCGAGTTTGACCCAGCGAACCTCCTCGTCCGACAGAATTGACGCTGCTTTAATCGCCTCGGCAATGTCGTCAACAAGTTCAGCGCGTTCAGACGGACTCATTTTTATACCTTATATTCTTTTGACTCAATCGTTTTGTAAAAACCCACCTTGGGCCGAGAGGCTTTTAGTGAGGGGTCATTCATTGTAAATGCACTGCCAATTTTTGTGCGGGCAAGTGTCAACATATCTACAAACACACCCTTGGCGTAGGTAATCTCTGGGGAGTGTATCCATTGGTGCTGCACCCCGTTTACACCCAACGCAGGTTTCCCTGTGTTAAACAGATTCCTAATATCCATAACGTGCGGTGGGTACAGGTACATAGCCACATCAGGAGTGGCCTTGTTTTCAGTGGCTACTTTTTTCGCAATCTGTGTCTGTTTAATTACTAACTTAGGCATGTCAGGAGTCCAGTAAAAAAACTCGTGGTGTTGGTATTTTTTAAGTTTTTCAGAAGTCTCTGTTGATTCCGCTGACTCAAACACAAAGGTAGTCACCCAGTCTTGAAACGCAAAGCTAAAACTATTGCCTTGTTTCTTAACAATGGGCCTATCAATCCCTTGTATGTGCGCCACCCGTTTACCTGCATCGTACAAAGCACTCCAGTCCGGGTCTGTGACTGCCATAGCAACTCTGGCAACCGAAGTGGGAGTTAGGAAGTTAAGTTTGTAAAACTGCGCGGCGTATCCACTGTTTCTTAGCAGGGCATCTAAGGCATCTTCTAAATAGATTGTCCTAACTTTAATGTTTTTGCCGCCAACGTATTTGCGCAAGTGCGGAAGCGCTGCAAACTCTAACTCGGAATACAGGTTGTCAGCCGGTTTTACCGCCTGCGGGTTGTGTACATGACACCTTGGCTTAAACATGACAATTTCGTCTAAGTGAATGTTGTTATCAATAAATGCGTGAAGCACGTTAGTGCTATCTACTCCGCCGCTAAAAAACAAAGAAACATAATCGTAGCTGTCCCTAAGTTGCTGTGCCCTTTGCCTATACAGGTCATCTACACTTTCGTCTATCGGTATAGACCAATCAAAACAAGAGAACACCGCATCATTAAAATCCCACGTCACAGGCTGGTTAGTTTGCGTAGCAAGTACCAGTGCATCGTACTTATTTACAAACCGAAGGCCACCAACACAATACTCACCAAGTTTTGCAACCACTTCACTGCTTCAAAAACTGCTGCTTAAAACCATCAAAGACTACCGCCGCCTCTTTTGCTGGCATATAGTTCGGCTTATACCCCGCTACATGAAGTGCATCAATCACGCTTGCTGCCGCTTGCACTTTACCCATCTTAGTTGCAAACTCAGCAATGTCTTGGCTACTGTTCTTACCCGAAACAGATACCCCAAATACATTTTTAATCTTTGTTGCAGCAGGGTAAACCGCGCTTAGGTCAGTCCCCGGCACTTGGTCAGGCGTGTTTATGCGTCCTAGACTCTTTAATTTGCCCGCAGCTATCAAAGGCAACAGCCCGGCACCATCTACATATAAATCCAACGAGCCGTCAGCCAGCGCAGGTGCAGCCTCAATGGACGCTTTATGCCTAACCCAAATAACCTTCGCATCTTTTAGCACCGCAGATGCGATTGTTTTTATCCCGAAAGAATGGTATCCAACAGTTATCTCCCGTCCCTGATGTAAAAATCCGGGTAGTGTGCTGAACTTATTGTCATTTCCTGTTACAAAGACAACACCAGAAGTAGCCAGCACAGCCACATTTTTCAGGTCGTCAAACGCATCATCGTTGCCGGGGTACACGGTTATGTTTACAACATGATCTGAAACACCTGCTCCACATAAGACAGAAAAGGCAGGCTCGGCTTGCATGGCTTTCATCGCCAACATACCCGTAGCGCCTGTCTTGATTACGACTTGAGACTCTGTTCCGTAAGCCTTGTCGTACTCAAAAAATAAATTCTTGCATATAGCGAGACTACCGGGGTACGCCGTGTACACCACTATTTTGTTAGGTAGCCCTGCATAGCTGTTTAAGCCAACCACCAACAGTAGTGCGCCAATAATTTTCTTAAATAGCATTAGGCGTACCTTCCACTACAACCTCAACGCCTAACAACGGCGTAATACCAGCAAGCGATGTATCCACGCTGGGGTTCAACACATCTTCTTGGGTATGTAACCAAACAGTCGGAGAACGGTCAGCAATAAACTCATGCAGAGCCGCGCCCGTTGGGGCTGGCACAGGCAAATCAAAAGAGTAGTCGGTTCGGCAGCGCCGAATAACGCCATCTAAAACGTCGGTTGCAAGCATTGCTTCCGTCACTACGTCTGTGTAATAGCGCACAACGATTGAGTGTTGTGCTGCATCTGCTTCAATAATTTTGTACTTAATCATGATGATGTTCCATTCCTTGTACCTGTTGCTATCCATGTCACGTTTGCATCGCCTTGTATGTAGGCTCCAATAGACCCTGCGGAACCAGCAGCCCCCGTTGCCCCTGTCGAGCCAGCAGCACCACCAGCACCACCAGCACCGCCACTGCTAGACCCTGCGCCGCCAGTGTTACCCGCAGCGCCAGAGCCACCACCAGCACCGCCGCCTCCAGCAAAAGAGCCGGGAGCACCACCAGCAAAAGGCCCACCACCAGCTACGCTGTAACCAGCACCACCAGCGCCACCGTAGGTTTGAATAATAGTGGGGTCTTTGCCTCCGCTATTAAAGTATCCACCACCGCCACCACCACCACCGCCGCCAGAGCGCGTTCCGGGAGAGCCCCCTGCTCCACCTGCTCCTGCGGAGCCAGCCGTACCACCAGACAAAGTAGCAAGGTTGTTAATAGATACTGGAACAGACGCAAGAATTGCAAGACCGCCTGTACCGCCATTACCACCTGTACCGCCTGTACCGCCATTACCCGCTGCTCCACCAGCACTGCCAGAACTACCAGCACCCGTGCTGTAACCTCCAGCACCACCTCCACCAGCAGACCCATTTGAGCCAGTAGAACCGGTAGAACCAGTAGAACCCGTGGAGCCTGTGTACCCTTGAACCAAGCCGTTGTTTACTAACGTCACACCTCCGGGGAAGGAGCCATCTATGGTTAAAGCAGTGCTAGACCCTGTGCCGCTAATTGTGTTTGAAACCGGGATGGTCGCAATAACTTTAGCTACACCACCCCAACCTGCCGCTAACGCTTGTGTACGCAGATTTAAGTTCGACCCCGTTGTGAGGTTAAACGTAAAGTCGGGTATCCCACCCGTCAAGAAGAGGTTTTTAGCGGCAAACATTATGGTGTGTACCCTTGGGCAACTGAGCCGTACCAGTTTGTACCGTCAGCAATAAAGGTCAGAATGTCCATCTTTCCAGCGGTTGCTGTGATTGTCGGTGCGCCCGCCGTACCCCATTTAACAGAAGTAAATGTTGCTGTGCCGTTACCTGTGGATGCTGCCTGTTTAAGCAGCAGCACAAAAGACTTGCCAGCCGTAGCGGTAGGCATTGTGAACGTGCAAGCCGTAGATGCGGTCAGGGTTGCGGTTTGCACTGTGCCGTTGGTCAATGCAAGTGTTGATGCGCTGGTGACAGTTCCAATTGCAACGACGGCTTCTGTGTAGTTGCTTACCTTTAGAACTTTACCAGCGCCTACATTTAGTCCAACTGATGTTCCTGTACCGTCACCAGTAAAGATTGCATCAACGGAGTCCAAGTCAGTATTGATCTTGGTTCCCCATGTATCTGTACTTGCCCCAACTTCGGGCTTGGTAAGCAATAGGTTCGTCGTTGTTGTATCAGCCATTTTTCACCTCTTATGCGGCCTCTTGCCACGTTGTCGAATTATCTTCCACAGCAGTCCAAGTCTCCGATGTATCTGCAACTGCTCCCCATCCAAAACCAAATATGGTTCCAACTGAACCATTAAGTTGTGTTCCAATTATCGCAACAGATATGCCGTTTGTGGCAGTACCAACTGATCCAGTTCCATTAACACCAGTCACATCCTGGAAAGATATAACTTCAGCGCTCAAAGTTCCAACAGAACCTGTTGCGCTGTTACCTGTAGCAATTGGTGCTACTAAGATTGTCCCAATAGAAAAAGTGGCGCTATTGCCTGTGATGGCAATAGACCTTGATATAGAGACTGTTCCTACATTACCAGTTCCAACAGTCCCGTCTTCTTGGACTGATCTGCTGGCCAGCAATGTTCCAACATTGGCTGTTGAGGAGTTTCCGGAAAGTCTTTCACTTGGCTCTCCGTAGCCCCAACGCCCATATCCGTATCTACTACTACCGTAAGCAGCCATGCCGCTGCTCCTGCGTTAAGCCAAACGAATCAGGCCGGTGCTTGCGTCGTTTGTTGGCATTGTTAGAGTGAACGTGCCAGCCGTGACGGTTTGCGATCCGAAGGTGTGTACGCTGACGGCTTTATTGCTTTGTGTGGAGTTGTACAAGAGCACTGCGTCAAATGCAGTCGATAGCGTCACATTGGAATATGTAATGCTGGCGCTTGGAGTCACAAATGCAGTCGTTCCACTTGTGCTTGGGGGCGTGCCAAATGTCACCGTAGCACCACCAGCCGTGTAGTTCGTTCCTGTCACCTCACCAGTAGATGAGTAGGCAGTAGTAGACGCATTGACAGTGGCAGAAGCCAAGTACAAGGCAGCCTTGAATGTGTCCGCAGTCGTGGCTGCGCGTACAACACCTGTACCGAAGTTGTGATGTCCAACCAACAACTCGCCCTTAAAAGAAGTACACATTGCCTGAGTGTTTGCCATGATGGTTCCTATATTGTTTGGATGATTCCGTCAGCCAGTACATTGCGTTTCAAAGTCATATCGACGGAACGGTGAACAAGTTCATTGTTCTGCCAGTACTCGACCCACCGAGTTGTCTCGTTCTCAGTATCAATTATCCCCTCTTTTTTCTCAAGCAGGGAGTCATCAATTTGTCCTTTGGTTGTCGTGATTAACATTTCTATCCCAGTGTTCTTGCTCGTGCAGTCAAAGAACCGCCCGATGTTGTGCTTCTGTCGTCTGCAAGTTGCAGTTGCTCTATCCCTGCAAGGTACAAAGAAGACCAAACAGCAATACGCGCATCATCCTGTAGGTAAGGCGCTGCCTGTAGGAGTGAACCATACAGATAGATGTCAGGCGATGAAGTCAGAAGCCAATTTGACGCTACTGAACTTGACAACTTAGACAACTTTGCGTAATAAGTAAGTTCTCCGGTGTACGTTGCATCAGGGGTTGGAACAACGCGAAGTTGATTCCCTACGACGCTGAAATAAGTTGGCTTTCCTGCCGCGTTTGTACGTGACGCCAATATATCCAGTGAGTCAATTGTCTCAAACTGCATCGGAGTCACTGGGTTTGTATTTAACTTGAAAGACCTTGCCTCAAGAAAATTGTCAGGGACTGCGCTGTACTCGCTATTGATGTACGCATCTGCACGAAGCAACATTTGCCGCGTGCGCAAGTTGCGCTCAATCTGCGCCTCTGCCAGCGAAATAAAGTCAGGGATTGCAGCTGTCAAATCTGTGCGTACAAGCCAGTCCGCAACAGATGCCTTGAGTTCGGTGTATGTCGTGAGAGCCATTAGGTCGCCTTTTCCTTTTCCTCAAGGTCGCGCATGACCCATGTGTGATCGTGCTTGAATTCAAACGTACCAATGTGTCCGATCTCCTTGGACACGTCGTGGTCGATCCATATCTTAAACCCTGCGGCCTGCGCCTTGCGGCAGAAGAACACATCCTCGCCAATGTAGCCGCGCTTGTCGGTGCGCCAAGGCGTCTCGAACCAAGGCTCTGAGAGTGCCTCAAAGACGTTGCGCTTAATGAGCATCACGCCCATGCCGATGCTTCCGACCTCTTCAACACCCGTCGATTCGGGCATCGTGTAAACCAGTTCGCGCTCCCCGTCGGGTCCGTACTTTTGGGCTGTTGGTCCAGTGGGCATCCTGCGCCGTGCGCAGTTCGTTGCAACAATGTCAAGGTTGTGCTTTAGCAGCCTCTCAATCATGTCCTGCGGGAATGTCATGTCCGAGTCAACAAACAGAACGTGGGTGCAGTTCTCGCGCATTGCGTCAAGGCAGAGATCGGCTCGTTGGTTTTGGATCAGCGTACCCTGCATGATCTTCAGAGCAATTGCGTCTGTGGTGTTCAGCGTGTGGTAGGCCACCATGTTGACCATGCAATAGGTGTAGTTTGCGTGGACCATGTCACGCGCTGGGGTGCAGACTGCAATGTAATTCATACTTGTCCTGGACGGGTTCTAAAGTAACGGTTTTCGGGATCGTTTAACCAACGTTTCATGTACGCATCATCGTCCAACTTACCTTGCGCCTTGAGTTCAAAATAGATACTCAAAGGGATACTCGCAACCTTATTCCACTCGCCGTACTTGGAGTGTTTCTCTTGCAGGTTGAAGTCCTGCCTGTTCTCTTCAATGATCGCAGTGACGTCCTGCTTGGTTTCAATGGTCGCCTCATCGGTTTCCGAGTTGTAGTGCCATGTACGATCAAGGCTCAAGGCGTCATTGCGATCAAAATGTTTGGATTCAATCATGTAAAAAAGAGCCAGGTTTCCCTGGCCCTTTCCTTTTACTTTAAGAAGTAATCAAGTCAGCAGCAAGACCGTGAGCATCTTCAGCCAACACCTTGTGGCCAAACTCAACGATCAACATACGCTTCTCAGCGTCACCGGTCTTGGCCAACTCAATTTGTTGGTAAGGACGGAGGACGGTCATCTTTGCGTAATCAGGATCGATCACGAAAGCGTCACGCTCACGCTGGAATCTATTGGCGATGACTGAAACATTTCCGAAGTCACTTACATAAATATCAACCGCGCCCACCAATGTTGCTGGCTTTGCGCCACCATCAATGTTGAAACGAGAAGATGCAATGCCAGTGAAGCCGGATACGCGCTGCTTGTTGACGGGACCAACCATTAAGATTTTTGGAGTGCCACCGGAGGACCAAACCTTTTGGATGACGTTCTTCAAAATTGTTTCAGTGAAGGTACGAACGTTACCGTCAGTACGTGCGCTGCTTGGCAGGGTTGTATACGATGGGTTAG